ATATAATAGTCTTTATTTCTAATTACAACTATTTTTTCTTTATTGTTCATTTATAAATTGTAAATAAATTAAATTAAATTAAATCTTTTAATAATTTGATAAGTCGCCGCCACGACTACACCCGAAAAGGCGTCCGTCGCGAAAGAATAAGTGAACCCCAATTCATCGTAATAATACGTTTTAAGATGTGGAAATAAACCCGAATATCTCATTGGTATACCTAATAGCCCCGAAATAAACACTACTATTATAAAAGTATGTATATTCGCACCTGATAAATTTAAAAAGTCGAGAGATTTGACTATAACATAATGTGTTAGTGCTCCCACAAATCCTGCTACAAGGGCAGCGGACAAAACAGTATGTTTTCGAAAGTATTCTGAAAGTACTGTAATCCATTTCATTTTTTCAATACCAAAAAATTTTAATTTATCTTCCGCGAAAAGTCTCAGAATTACATCCCAAAACGCCGTAATTAAAAAAATTATTATTATATCTTTAGTTAAAATGTTTTTTTTACTCATTGTGGTTTATTTATTAAAAAAAAATATATTTATTTATAATAAATGATGATGGCAAATTTACCGATACCTGTTATAATCGGAATAGTAAGCGCCGTATTCCTCGTGGTATTGTGGGCTATGGGTACATTTTCGGCGAGAAAACAGTATAGAAATAGAGACAGATCTTCATTAGAAGGTTTACTTCAGAAGAATTTAACTGATTTAAACGCCGCCCAGATTAACAATAGCGCGAATCATAAGTTTCATTTTGATGATAGAATTACCGGTATTGTATTAGACAACGGTGCCCGTTTAGATTCTTTATACGCAGAGAAACAATACAGAGGTCCATATGGAATTTCTACCAGGGATGATGTAAAGGCAGACGAACCTGTTGTTGCTGCCATAAAAGATGTAGAACCCGAAGCCGCAGTCGAAGTTGATACCTCGCAGATTAAACCGGAACAAGAAGTAGCTGTTAAAAAGGAAAATGTTATAGCAAATCAAGACGTCATTGTTAAGGCAAAGGATGTTAAACCCGGTGAGAGAGTGGTTGTAAAGCCAACACAGGTTAAGCCAAAACAGCAGGTACTTAAGAAGAGCATGGTATCAGGTGATTCGCAACTAGTCGATAAAGAAGAAGTAGACCTTAATGAAAATGTAATTGCCGATTCCAGTCAGTTAGATCCTGAACAGGATGTCGTTGTTAAGGCTTCTCAGGTAAAACCCAATAAGACTGTCGTTACTCAAGGTAAGTCTCTCTCTGCTGGCAAAAAGGTAGTTGTAAGCGCGGATAAAGTCAAAGCCGATGAAAATGTTGTAGTAAAAGCGTCTGATACTAAGCCTTTGGCTCAGGTAAAACCAGTTGCTGCGCCTCAGATTGGTTCTCCGCAGATTGGTGTCCCTGCAGCAGCCGACGGAATTGAAATAGAAGCCCCGGAACCAATTGCATTGGGTACAGTAGAAGCTAGACTAGGTAGTGATGCCCGTTTTGGAAAAGTTTATTCGATGAATAAATATCCAGCTCGTAAAGCTTACGCAACCGTAAGCACTAGACAAAGTCTATCGGAATTTCCTGTAAGATCTACCGTCCACACATCTAGAATCTAATCATACATTCCGTATTATTCCCTAACGTACATTCATCTATTATGTCATGTTTATCAAATTTGTAATTAATTTTAAAATTTTTACTCTTATACAATGATAGTCTTTTGCGATGCCAATTATTAAAGACGCTTATTGTATCATTGACATCTATAACAAGGGGCAAATTTTCATTTTTCCTTCGTAAAATTCTGCCAACAGCCTGTTCAACATTCCCCTTCGGCGAAGCAAGTATTAATGTATCTAGTCCTGGATTGTCGTAACCCTCTTGGGCCATTTGGTAAGTGGCTATTATAATTCTACAATCGTTTGACTTTTTCAAATTCTCCGTTTTCATTCCTCCATAATAAAGCCCGACTGAAAAATTTTTCAATGAATTAAATAAGATATCGCAATGGGCTTTGCGGTCTGATAAAACAAGGATTTTTCGGTTGGAAGAATAACAATCTTTAATTAATTTTATTATGTAATCATTTCTAGATTCAATCTGTGTTATAGATGTAATACTAGCCGGAGAGTTAACTTTTCCATTTGGCAAAAATTTAATTGTATCTTCAGGATGATTATCGAATGTCTGTACATGAATTTCCGGTTCTATGATAAGTAATTGTACATTTACAGCAACTTTTCCAAGAAACCACCCTAGGGTGTATTCTAAACGATCTGCTCTTTTTAAAGTTGCTGTTAGACCAAGATTAAATTTTGCTCCTATTTTATAAAATACATTTGAAAAAACTTTGGAACAGTAGTGATGCGTTTCATCATAAATAGCAAAAGAAAAGTCTTTGAAAGTGTCTTCGGGGTATTCTTTCATTGAGATACTCTGAATCATTCCTATACAAATGCCTTTAGATGTATCTACGTTCTTACCCTGAATTATACCTGGCGAGATATTTAAAAATTTTTGTATTTGTTCTTTCCATTGTTCCATTAATGATTCTTTATTCACTAGAATTATCGTTTTAACTCCGAGTAGACTTGCTATATAAAGACTAGCAAATGTCTTACCCCATCCTGTATATAGACAAGCTATACAAGACCCATTTTTAATTAATTCTGTATGAATTTCAGATATTGCTATTTTTTGATATTCTCTTGGCTCATTTTTAATGGACATTTCAACTACATTTGTATCATTTAATATTAGTTCTCCTTCATCATTGAAATATCTTGGTATATACATAAATTTATTGGTGAGTTTATATAATGTGTAATGAACGGGGACTGGTGCCCCTGGCATGAAAGGCGTAACCGTTAAATCTTTTTTAAGACCTGATTTTGTAAGACTTACACGTCTTCCACAAGGCATATTTATTAATTTTCAATTATCTATCTACTTATATTTATTTAAAGAAATAAAACATACATTTTAAATGGTAAAACTATACATTACGACAGACCGAACATTTCGTTACAATGTTAGAACTAATAATAAACACATTTCAGATTTGAAAACTGTAATAGTTAAAAAAACAGATGAAGTACATAAATGTATAGAGATTAATCGCCAAACTCACAATACACTATCTCGGACAAACGGGTTTAATAGAATGATCTATAATGCTTATTCCGAATTATATAAAAAATACACGGACCTTGTTAGAGATTTTGATATCTGTAGGAATTCTCTGCGCGAATCAGCAAATAAACTCAGTGAAACAGAGAAATTATACGAAAATCTAGAAGACATTTACAATGAAAAGGTATCAGAATGCGAGAGACTTAAGAAATCAGAATGTACCGTTTTGAAGACGCCAACAGAACCTGAGGAAAATAAAATTCTTTAAATGTACTTAAAGAATAATTTTATATATAAACATGAGAGAATTAATAAATACAAAATAACTCTATGGAGGCGTAGCTCAGTCGGTTAGAGCGTCGGTCTTATGAGCCGAATGTCGCGGGTTCGAGCCCCGCCGTCTCCATAGAATTATTACATTTTTTTATTAGGTTTAAAAAAATAAAACAGGAATTAATTACTACATAGACACAGATATGGATTGTTCTATTTGCTGCGAAAAGTTCAATAACTCCATCCACCTAAAGGTTGAATGTATGGGTTGCGAAACTACGGACCAGGCGGCGTGTAGATCTTGCTGTAAGACTTACATCTTGAATTCTAATAACGATCCTATGTGTATGTTTTGTAAAACACCCTGGGAACGTGAGTTTATAGTTAATAATTTGACTAAAAAATTTGTTGAAACCGAACTTAAAAAATACAGCGAAGATCTTTTTGTTGAAAGACAAGTTTCTCTGCTTCCCGATACGCAGAAAGACGCTATCAAGGAAAGGAAAATGCGTGAAATTAAAAAAAATATCGATGATGTTCAAAAGGAAAAAATCCGACTTAAAAATTTAATCAAAGAACATGATGAAATATTGAAAGCATATAACCTAGAATTAAGCAGAATTCGATATGGTACATCTACTGAAGACACATCATCTACTAATTTTACAATTAAATGCTGTAGCGAAGATTGTAATGGTTTTTTAGACAATCGTTATCATTGTGAGATGTGTGATTCTAATTTTTGTAGATTGTGTATGGAAATCAAAGAGGAAAATCATGTCTGCGACGAAGACACTAAAGCTACTGTACTTGCCATTAAACAGCAGTCAAAACCTTGTCCTGGTTGCGGAGAGATGATATCAAAAATCGACGGATGCGATCAAATGTGGTGTATTAAATGTCACATTCAGTTTTCTTGGAGAACTGGGCAACAAATGCAAGGTTATAATCACAACCCAGAATACTTTAGGTGGCTTCGCGAAAGTGGTCAAGAAATAGCAAGAAATCCTCTAGAGAATGTAAGAAACGGACGAAATATTTGCGGAGTTCAAGTTGACGCGATCTATATTACACGAACCGTTGCAAATCTTTATCATAACGAACCAGATTATAGAATTTTATATTGTGATGTATACAGATTTTACAGACACGTTGAGTGGCTAGTGGGAACCTTTAATGATAGGCAAACAAGTGTCGAAAGAAGTCTTTTGAATTTAAGGATTAGGTATTTACTGAAAGACATTGGCAAAGAACAATGGAAATACGAAATTCAAAAGATAGATAAACAAAACAAAAAGACTATTATGTATGAAAACATCTGGAGACTTGTATTAACTGTATTAGAATCTAATTTTGAGAAATTTACTATTTACACACGAGAACAAAGAAACAAGGAAGATTATACAATTATGGCAAAAGAATGTATTAAATTTAAAAATTATATTAATCAATCTTTTATCAAAGTGTCAAACACGTTCGGGTCGCAGACTTGCCCAGGTATAGGCGATAATTGGCGGGAAGTAGGTAATCTAAAGACTTATATCAAAAAAGCACAATATAAAAGACTAAATTAACTTCTTTAAATATCAATTCAAAAAAAATATTTTGCTTATTGTAAATGGTAAACAAGGGAATTAAAATTGCGGTAAAATCCCGTTCTAAAGTAATGTCCGCGTTAAAGTCTGCTTATGGCAAGAAAAAACCAGGTTATTACCCACCCTCTTTGGAGGGTTACGATTACAATTCAGAATATGACAGGTATATGAAAAAATGTAAATCGTATCAAGTTCGCAATGAAAAGGGTCGTTGCGTTGGAAGAAAAACTAAAACCGGTTCTAGAACCGGATCTAATCTTGCTGCTAAGGCAATGAAACTTAAACATAAGGAAGGAATAAGTCTTAAAGAGGCGTGGAAAAGAGTAAGATTTGGTTATAATCCTCCTAATTTAGTAGATTATGAATGGAACCCGAAAACTAAACGTTATAATAAAAAATGCAGTTCGGGTAAAGTACGTAATCCTTCCACGGGTAGATGCGTATCGGATGGCACGGCAAAAAGAGGAAGAACCTCGCAACCAAAATCGCCAAAACAGGTTAAAGGTTACAGAGTAGAATTAGTTGTAAAACCTATGGGTGCAGATGAGCGCATAGATTTAATGGGTAAAAATCGTGCCCATAATCTTAAAAAACTCGTCGAATATTATAGTATGTTGCTACCATCTTTAGAATATGAATTTACTATAGTCAACCCAAAGGTCGTTAAGAGAATAGTTGGAGATGAAGGTAGAATAGTATTCAAGTACGATCACTTAACGCCGTTTGCATCGCAACGCGATGCCTGTATCGAAAAAGCTTTATCCATCAGTGGAGATAACCCAATTACAACAGATGGCAAAGGTAGAATTTTAAATATAGAAGCAGGAAAACTATCACCATACGACTTTCCTAATGGCATTATACCAAATGAGACATTTTTATTAGAGTCCCGGGGTGCTGAAAAGAATTGGAAAGGATTATATTAAACTTTTTTGAATACAAAAGAAAAGTTTAGGAAGCTACAGATTTGTTCTTTTTCCGTTAGATTATATTTATAATTGTCGTATATTTCTGAGAAGTTTTTAATCTCAATAAGTTCAAGACCGTGACTTTTACATTTCTCTATCAAATGATCTTTATAAAGAAAGTATTCAATTGAAGCACCCCGATATTCAAAATACGTCTCTCGGGATGACTTAACAGATTTTAATTCAAATGAATACATTCCTTGATCATCTGTTCTTTTAAGACAAAGAGTGTCGTTTTCAAAATGTCCATTGTTTAGACTTAAAAGACTGGATATAACATCTCCGTCCGCCGCAGTCCCGATAAAGTAACCATTCGTTTTAAGTTTTTTAGAAATCATATTCAATGTAATGTCAATGTCGTTTACGAAATAATGGAAAGAAAATTGACAGGAAATGATGTCATAAATTTTATTATTGTCTTTACCGTTGATTAAGTTTAGAGCAAATGGATCTATCGCAGAAATATTCCAGAAGTAACACCTTGGCACATTTGGTAGATGTTTAACAGAATTATACCTCTTAATTGCGCCATCAAATGAATTCTTCTCGTATATACTCTTGTTGTCAATATCAAATCCTGTAACAAATTTAAGTTTAGAGTTTGCCCATTTCATGATGTCTCCTCCTCGTCCTACGGCAACATCCAGTAGTGTATGTCCATTAGTTTTCTTTTTAGCATCAAGGATTAGTTGCATCTTAACCCAGTTATGAAATTTGCGAAGGCCTTCGAGAGATTCAGTCATAATCGATTGCTATACAATGTATTGATTAGGAATGTACCTATACTTTATATTTTTTTGTAATAAAATTACTTATTTTCATCAAGGGTCATAATAGCCATTGCTGCATAATTATGTAGATCCATCAATGTATCTCTTAGATTTTCATCAGTGACTTCAATAGTAACGTTCTTAGATGTAATTTTTGAAAACCTCTGAAGCTTATCTCCAATCCGCACTAGAACTCCGACTGTACCATAAGTAGCAAAAGCGTCGCCATAATCTTGGTTCTTCTTAGTGAAAAGTTCCAGACATTCTTTTTGAATACTTTCTAGTTGCTGTACACGGCTCATTATACCTATTTATACATTATTTCTCTAAATTAAGTCTATAAGATTTGTATTTCCAGGGCATTTGTAAACATTAAGTTGTTCTTCTAGATTTTTAATTTTTTGAAAAAGTTCATAATTAAGGCGCTTTATTTGTCTATTTTCTCTACACATTTCCTCATAAGCGATGTTTATATCATTAACACTTCTAAAATCATTTTCAAATGTAGCATTAGCCGGTTCCATACACAATCTTTGATGCTTCTTAGTTTTAAAGTGACTATTAACTAAAATTGAAAATTTATCTTTGGTGTAAATATTTCCGCAGCATTGACAGCCATTTGGATATTTTCCCTGGAGATCCCTAATATTCATATTCGCCTTCATTTGTTTAACCCAATCTGTTTTTGGTTCATAATTGGGATAAACGTTAGTAATCATTACAGATTATACCTATTTATACATTATTTCTCTAAATTATTACATAAAATAATTATACTTAAAATATTATTATAGTATAAATTAACAATAGTTATGTTGAACTGTAAGTGCGGAAACAGGTCACTCTTCTTTGAAAAAACTACTCGCGATGGAATTTTTCGTGTATTTAAATGCGATGTAGAAAAAACTAAAAAAAAGGGAAAATGTGATTTCTTTCACACTGAGAAAATTAGAGACTTTGTAAATAGCGACCCAGTTCAAATTATCAAAACAACTTTACAAGAAACTTCAAAAGAAGTAAATCCAAGAGAGAATTACATGACAAAATTAAATAAATACATCAAACTCTGTAAAAATACATCTCATTTACCACGGGAATATTACACTGGTTATATAGCAAATATGAATTACATCCTTAAACGACTACATATGCCTTTATATTTCGAAGACAATGAAAGCATTGAATCTCTCGAAATAAGGATAAAAGCGAATGTGTGTGTAGAATACATTAGACCAACGAATATATTTCCAATTAAGTTAACAGAGTATCCTTTAGAATTGGCAGTTCCAAAGAAAGTTAAACATATCAAAAAGAGAAAGATAAAGACCGAAGTTAAGATTAAGAAAATTGATTTAAAGGATTTTATAGACAATGAAGAAAAACCCATGTCAGAAGAGGAAGCGGAAGAGGAGACTAAATCGATATATAGCGATAGTGATAACGAAAGCGAAGCACCAGTAGACGAGAAGGATAATACATTCGACGTTGATGAATGCGATTCTGGTCAGGAGGACGAATTTGACGATACCGGAGCATTCAGCGATTAAACTAAATATATTAAATGTATATTATATATTATATATCGTATCATATGCTGTCAAATATATTAGACGAAAAAAGTCAATTTAAGATTAATGAATTATTTAATAAAATTATTTTTCCTGTGAAGTGTTACGCTATTATATTGTTCGTTATTCTTTTATTGAACACTTATTATTTATATAAAATTTCTGAAAAACTTAACTAATTTAAAAAAATGATATATTTAACTTTAAATGGAGCTACCTGTTACAGATCAGGAAATTGAATTTTTTAAAAAGGATGTAGGTGATTATAACGACATAGATACCCAAATTAAAGAACTTAAGAAAAAAATGAAACCTTATCAGGATAAAATCAAAGAACTTGCTCAGAAAAAGAAACAAAAACAAGAAGAAGTTTTGAGCTTTATGTCAAGTAACAATCTAGATGTATGTCATGTTGGCGACGACTCTAAACTAGAACTTAAAAATACTTCAGTTAGTAAACCTATTACAAAGGGAGATGTTTATGATAGAATATACAAGTATTTCTCAGAAGAAACCGAAAAAACTGATGATATGAATAATCAAGAAAAATCAAAGTTTTTACATGATTACATCTACATCGAAGGCCGTGAAAAAGTACCTATGCAAAAGTTAGTTTCAAAGTAATATTAATGGAAAGAACTTGTAAAGGAGGCTCAAGAAGCAAACTTCACTAGGTCAGATTAAATCAATACATATATCCCTTTGGACTAATTTTTTACAGGCATACATCTAAAAATATTTCAAGACAAATTGTGTCTTAAAAAGTAATAATATCCTTATAATGTTTTGTAATATCTAAGACATTCGTGTCTTCTTCGGGTATTTCATATTTTTCTTTTTCTAAAAGTTTTATATAACTGTTTAATGTTAATGATTTAATATTTAAATTACATTCTAATTTAATTAAACCTATATCTGAATTATACCTATCAGTTGTAAAATTTAAAACTGTTAAGTTCATTTCAGAATTATTATTTTTATTAAACATAATGACGTATCCATCGTACATTTTATAAAATTCGAACTGTTTAAAATGTGTTATATCGAATACATTTACATTTGTCTTTTTTTCTTGAATTTCTCCATTTTTAAGAAAAATCAAAAACGACTTCATTCTATACTGTTAACGTCACATTTTAAATGATATTTTTAACCCTGATATTACAAAAATAAAATCATATAAAAAAATATTTTATACTAAATTATATTCAGTGATGGCGCTGGCACCTGTTAACTGGACAAATGATATTAAAGACCGGATTGATCAGGCAGACAACGAAAAACTTTTAGAATACTTTCAGAATTTAGACGAAAAATGGTCTGTTAACAAGGACGATAATCTTATAACCGCCGTATGCGAGAAACTTTGCATCGGAGATCTAGAAACAATTGATACAAGTGTTCTCTCTATTGAACTACAAAAAGCTATTTTTGAAACCACATTAGTGTATTTTAAATTTAAAAAATACATGCCCGATTTTGATGACTACAGAGAACGCTGGAATAGAATATACGAAGTTATTTTTTATTCAGAGAGACTTATTCGCGATACTTATGTACTTTATCGTACAATAGAAACAAACAGAAATTCACTATGTAACGAAGACCCAGATGTACTTTTTAAGTATTCCCGTTTTACAGATGATTCTAAAAAAACGCCTTATCAGTGTCTTCTATTGTATCTTCTGGAAATGTTTTCAGAAGAAGGTTTCACAAAGGCGGGCGGAAATTTGTATAAACCCGTAATCCACAGAAAAAATAATACACATGCTTGGAAAAAGCAGTTTTCAATCAAGGATTACATCTATCAAAAAACTGATCACAAGATTAATTTTAATCAGTGGAAGAATGCCACTGCTAACGGTACAAGTAATATCAATAACGCAGAAAAATATTTTAATGAATTTATTGGTCCCGAGTTGCCAGTTTTGAATAAAGACCGTCATCTATTCGCATTTAAGAACGGTAATTACATAACTAAGTATAATACATCCGAACCGGGCGAAAAACCTGTGTATGTAGATGTATTCGTTCCTTACGGCGAAAGTCACCCATATCTTAATAATTTATCCGTAGCAGCAAAATATCATGATGTAATGTTTGATAACTATGATGAGTATTCGGAAGACGAATGGTTTAACATTATAGTACATTGTCCTACATTTAAAAGCCTCCTTGATTATCAAGAATTTACAGAAGAAGTTCAGAGATGGTTTTGTACATTTATGGGTAGAATGTGTTTTAATCTAGGTGATATGGACAACTGGCAGGTTCTATTGTATCTACTTGGTCAAGCTGGTGCTGGAAAGAGCACAATAGTAATGAAAATTATTCAAAAGTTCTACGAAGAAGAAGACGTAGGTATCATTGCCAATAATATCGACGCGAAATACGGTATTAAACCTCATGTAAACAAGTTCATGGTACTTGCTCCGGAGATTGCCGAAAATTTTAAGATGGAGCAGACAGATTGGCAGCTTCTAGTTGAAGGCGGGCGTAATACTTACTCAGAAAAGTACAAGTCAGATGAGACTATTAATTGGGAAGTTCCGATGATGATGGGCGGTAATAAGATTATGCGATACAAAAATAATTCAGAGAGTGTATCGCGTAGAACAGCTGTTGTTAATTTTTGGAAGAAGGTAGTAAATACAGACACTGAAATTGATAAGAAACTGGCAAAAGAAATACCAGGTATCATGAAAATGTGTATCCGAGGATACTATCATACACTAAAGATGCATGGTAAAAAAGGAATTTGGAATATTCTTCCTCAATACTTTAAGGAAAATAAAGAAGAAATGGAGCAAACTACTAATTCTCTTCAGCATTTCCTGAAATCTGAGAAGGTTGTATTTAATAAGAGGTTGTATGTACCTCTAAAGGTATTTTCTCAGATGTTTAATGATCATTGTAGGGAAAACAATTTGCTAAGAGAACAATTCACAAAGGACTATTACATGGGTATATTTACCAATAACGGTATTAAAATAATACAACAGGGTTCTAAAGAATATCCTCCCAATTCTGGTATCGTACTTAAACGCACTACGTTTTTACTCGGTATTGATATTCCAGGAGATGATAACGAAATCGCAGAAGATGACCCAGAATAAATTACATTACATTATACGTTAAAAGATTCGTTTTAAATTATTTATTAAAAGTAAATGTCTAAGGAAATGATACCTGGGTTACCCGATAGCGGCGAATTTCTATTTAAAGTTGGTATGGGCTGCGCATTGATTATAATTGTCTTCTTTATTTATAATTTGTTTTCTAAGATGAAGGAAATAAATAATAAAATAGATTCTTTTTTAACAGAAACATCTAATCCACATGTAATACCTGAATTACCAAATGACGTCATTCAGGAAATTTCTGAAGAAACCGAAAAGAAAAAGTCGAATATAGACTTGTCTGGCATCGATTTAGAGACCATCGAAGAATAAACTTTATGTAGGACATGAAAGTATACCATCATTTCTTACAAATGCGTCATTTACGCATCTATATATTTTTTCATATGAAGTAATGTCATTACCGCCTGTAATTATAACACTACCGGGTCTAAATACAATGCATGACATTACTTTATCAAAATCCGGTTCTTTCATTTTAATGTTAACACCTGGATATTTATTTGGGTTAAAAGAATAAGTTTTAAGATATTCTAAACCCCGTTTGTCTAGAATTTTACATAATTCTGTCTGTTTTATAAATTTATCTATCTTAAAATCAGAATTTATCATACATATTCTAACATTAGATATTTTAGCAGTTTCATCGCTTTTAAAGGCTTTCAAAGTTTTAAGTCTTTTAAAAATTTTCCTGAATGCGTAAGTTGCCGAATATGGATTCAGAATCCCGGCTAACTGAATATTTCCATTTGAAAATATTTTAGCTGAAACTTTAGGTTTATGCTGATACTTCACAGTTATGTAAACATTTGCGCAGTTATAAAAAGGTTTTTTACCGTTTTCATCTATATACTCCGTTGTATATTTTGAAGTGTCTATAAGACTATTAAAACAACAACACATTGTCATGGTAGATATGTCCCATTTTTTTATAATATTAAAGGATGTATAGGCATCATTTACATGCATCCGTTTATATACTTCATTAAAATTTTTAAAATTAGAGTGGCAAATGCAATCTGTATATTGAGAACGCGGATCGCAGATTGAGCACATAGTCGTGTCCGTGTTCTTTATATACTAATTTGTTCCTTTATATAGTTATTTTTTGTAATTATATGTCTCTAAATTCGTTTACATTTTCTACTATAGAAATGTAATCAATTATTAGTTGTTTGTTTACAGTTTCTTTACACGCTTTTAAAAGCATTGCCGCCATTTCTTTAGAATGATTATTTACAAGATGAGTGAAATAAAATATAAATCGAGGAAGATAAAATTTGTAAGTTTCTTCTATATTCAATACTTTATTATTAATGTCCTTGATGATGTCGTATAAACAATAAGTTAATATATTAAGATCTATATTTTTAATCATATCGTCGGATATAATCAATTTATTAGTTGGTTTTCGATGATAATAAATAATAAGTTTATTAATTTCTTCTATTTTTTTATTAGATAAACTAATTCTAGTACAAGGATCTCTGAAGTCGGACATTTTATTTAAATATATTACAAAAGTATTAAAATCGTAATAAATATACCTCTTATTATTTTTAGTACATATCCATGGATATCTAAGTTCTTCGTGAGAAATTGGACAGGTTTCGTTAAAATCTAATATTTTTCTAAAATTTCTTTGAATTACTTTCGCGGCTGAATATTTATTCAAAATATCTAAAAGAAAATCTTTTTTGATATACATATCAAGTTTAATTTTATAAATTCTACATATTTTTCTTAAACATTTAACAGATAAACTATTAGAATATTGTATAATAAAACATATAAAAAGATACGATATAATAACTACAAATGACATCTTTTAAGATATCTAAAAAAACAATTCATACAGACTCGAGAACATCTATAATAGATAAACATCTCGAAACTATTAAACAAATAGAAGACGACAAAAAAAATTTAGATAAATATCGTTCAGAATTAATTTTATTGAAAAAAACTAAGAAGAATTTTGAAAGTAAGAATAATTTTTCTATTGGGTTTAGTATATCTCAAAAGATACATCTATTGGAAGATAAAATAAAAAAAATTGAAAGTGATACAGATTTATCTGATTATTTATTCGATTCTATAAATTTTATAAAGGAGATAGACAATAACGAATGTACAGTAGTGGAAGATACAACAGACGACGGTATATTTAAGTACATTTCTCTCGATTCAAAAAATAACAAGGGTGAGATGTACAAGATGTATATGGAAAAATGTTTCCCATCAGAGGTTAAAAAAACCGTTGAATATAAAAATAACACGTTTAGATGTAGAGATTGTGATGGTAAGACACTAAACGACGTTTCATCTGGTCTCACAATTTGTTTCGATTGTGGTCTAACAGAAAAATCTAACATTTCAAATCTTCCAGAATGGAATCATGCAGAAACGCATGAATATACTAAACCTTACAGTTATAAGAGAACAAATCATTTCAAAGAATGGATAAATCAAATACAAGGTCGCGAAGGAACTCTTATACCTGATGAGGTTATAAATTTACTTATCCTTGAAATTAAGAAAGAAAGATTAAAAGATAAATCTCTTATTACATATTCTAAAATTAAAGAATTTCTTAAAAAACTTAAATTTAATAAATACTACGAACATATTCCGAATATAATACATAAAATAACTGGCAACAAACAATTAATTATCAATAACGAACTTCAAAATAAATTAATTAGCATGTTTAATGATATACAAGAACCTTTTGACAAAAACTGTCCAAAGAATAGAAAAAATTTTTTAAGTTATTCTTATACATTATATAAATTTTTTCAATTATTAAATAAAGAAGAGTATCTTGTATATTTTCCTTTGCTTAAAAGTAGAGAAAAACTATTTGAACAAGAAAATATATGGAAGAAAATATGCGTAGAACTTAGGTGGACGTTTACGCCATGTATATAAATAAATTATTTAATTTAAAAAATGTCTATATTCGCTGTACTATTATTGTAAAAGACCCTGAGTTCCGCTTCCATTATAGGCAGCATGAGCTCCTCTTCCCATTAGTATTAATTAATATAAGTAAAATATAATTATTTATATTATTTAACATGTACAATTTTAGATTTATTTACACAACCGTATCAATTTAGTACATCGCAAGCGAGGCGGCACCGCCCTTGAATAGAGCAGTGGTCTCACCAATGCAAGTGATGTTAATGTATGGGCTACCCGGAGGCGGTGGCTCGGTGAATGTTAGTGTTAGGCGAATGCTGTCGAAACGATTGAGAGGAACCGACGAGCCCGAGTAAGCGGTACTTCCGAGAGGGAATACAAGAATACCGGTGCCGTCAAGAGACTCTGTCTGGTCCTTCTCTATAGAACGATTAACGTATAGACCCAACGAAGAAGCGGCCGCGTAATCTAACATCTGTGCAGGAAGAACACCTGAGAACGAAGACGAGTTCAACTTAAGCTCAGCACTCTTAACGTATACATCCTTACCAAGGTCGCCCGAAATGATAAGATGCGAACCATATATAGAAAAGTGGTCGAGATCGATGGTCTTCTGTAGAACGCCTGATACATCCGTAATCAAGGCATTCTGGGACAACTTAAGACGCTTTGGAAGACCTAGTGGCATCGCCTTCATCTGATCACGCTCCTCGTTGCACATAATAATGTGCTTTGCGTAAAGCTTAACATGCTTTAAATCAAGTGGAGCCTGACCAAGGGGAAGAGTGGTAGATGTGAGAGTTCCACTAAGACCCATTGTTGTGTATTCAATACTAGAGATGTATTGCGAATTTTTTACCTCATAAGGCGCAAATGTACCGTTCGCGACTGAGGCGGCTGGAATAGTAATTGATAGGTCATTAGCGGGGGCGAAGTAAATCTTAATTTTAACCGATTGATGGGGTGCCGCCGCAAGAGGGTAACCACTCTCGGAGATATTAGTAAATGTCTCTAACTGAGGAGCAAGAGTTTTTGTTAATGCTGGAATAATAAATGTAACGTTAACAGCATCGCCCTCGGCGAAGGTGGTGCTGGTGCCGTCAGCCTTCAACGTCGCGTCCCATAATTGTCCCACATTAGAGGGACGGCCTCTTCTCGTTACAGAATCATAAGCGCCCTCAGACATTTCAGTATTGTATACTACGCGCACGTCGTCTTTTTCAAGAGTTTGCCAGATCTGAGTACCAACTTGATACTCAATACGATCTATGATGTTTGTTAGCGCCCCTAACTTGAACTGAAACTTTGGTTTGGCAAGATCAAATTGAACCTGATCACTGGCGCTGCTCACGGTGATGGTAAAGACCGCCGACGTACCGCCTACTGGGCTCACGGTGGTACCGGTGGTGTCACCGCCGGTGTGGCCGCTGCCGATCGTGAGGACTTCAACAGTGGCTATCCCGGTGTTGGCGTCGATGGTTAACAC